AGGCTGTGGGTGGTAAGGATAAGTCGTTAGGCGAAAAGTTACGCGACGACAAGGAAGCTCGCTCATTTCAGGGTGGTCCCAATATGTGGAAGCCCGAACCCGGCAAGCCGTTTGGTACGCCTCAACTTAAATTTGCGGGTACTGTTGGGGGTCAAGCGCATGGTTGGGGGTTTTATAATTCTCAAGATGTAGAAGTTGGGAAAGACTTTGCAGGAAGAAGCGGCAGGGGGCAGCTTCTTGAGCTTGATATTCCAGATGATGCGATAGCTAAATTCATGGACGAAAGCCTGCCACTGAGCAAACAATCTCCGAGTGTGCAACAGGCAATCGGGCGTATTTATGATCGCGTTTACGACCGTGGATTTAGACAGTCTATGAGGCAACTCATGGAAGGAAAAGATCCAACAGGTTTTAGAATTTATCGGGACATTGGTACTTACGAAAAAATATCTGATAAAGAAATAAGTTTGATGTTGGCCGAAGAAGGGATTCCGGGACTTAAATATGGCGTTGATCCCCGCTTAAGTGGTAGCCCAACACCAGAAGGTGTTGCCATGCGTCTTATAGAACTTACGGGTAGTGTTGATGGTGCCATTGCTGAGGCTCAAGCCCGTATAGCTGATGCAGAGCAGAGAGGAGTTCTTGATCGGGCTGACTCAAGGTTCAAAGTGCCTGCTGCTTTGGAGATCCTGCAAGAACGAGGTGATCCTCGTAGGTATAACTACGTGATCTGGGATCAAGATGTTCTAAATAGAGTAGAGGTTAAAGGCGTTAATGAAGTACCGGTCAATCAGGTTGCTGTTAACCTTTCCTCTGCGACAGGTAGTATCCTTGGTCTCAAGGATCTACAGGATCAGGCCAACACTGGAGACATAGAAGCACAAGGACTGCTTCAAGATGTAGCTTCAGACTCTTTATCCTACTTGTTGAGCGGTATTCCTGATGTACGTGTACTGCCCACGCCCGCACAAGGTTTGTACTTTGGTGATCTAGAGCCATCAATAGGGCTAGACGTTGGTTTCGTGCAGGATAACAAGAAAGACGTTCTTGCTTCTCTGGCTAAATTTGCCAGCAACTTCAATCAAGAACAGATTCATGTTCGCACTGGTGCTGACGAGAATACAGACGTTGGGTTTACTTATCCTGATGGGTCCTATAATACTGCTTCAGTGCGGTTCTCTTTGCGTGAGCCTCTCACCCGCCAAGAGATTGAGGAAGTAATATCTAGCTCAGGTTTGGTGGGTGTAACTGCTACAGATACTTATTTAGATGCGTACTATGTAGGAGATCCTAGTGATGCAGCCGCCATCCAACAATTCAAACAAGCCGCAGACCGAGCCTCAAAATCTCTTGAAGGACGCACTAGCGGAGTTGACCCAGCAATTCAAAGACTCTGGGCATACGGTGAGGGATATGGAGCCACCAACCCGTACTCAGACATACGAGGCCCACTTCGTCCCCCGGAAGCGAACGAAGGGAACCGAACCAGTTGGAGAATAGGTCAGCGCCTACGTGGCCGTCCGTTTATTCCGGTTCCTTCTCAGCAGACCTTAACCCCTGAGCAGCGCGATCTTCAGTCTGAGATAGCTGATGCGTTTGATGATATGCCCCTTAATGATCTGGGCAATCCAGACGTGCGCAGAGCCTATGATGAACTGGCGCGAGAGCTAGACAGTCAGTACAGGGCGCTCCCTATCAAGGTGGAAGTATTCGAGGGAGAAGGCGAGCCGTATGCAAACAGTGCGGCTATGCGAGAAGACATAAACCAGAACAATCATTTGTTTATTTATGGCACTAACGCAGACACCTTCGGCCCTGAGGGTGTGGTCTACGACAACCATCCCATGCTTAAGCAGTCGTCATACACTGATGTGAATGGCTACCCCTTGCTTATCAACGATCTGTTGAGGGCAGTGCACGACTATTACGCGCATACGATGGCACCAAATAAGTTTGGTCCGTTGGGCGAGGAAGCTGCATGGCAGAATCATATGAGGATGACCCGAAGCCCGTGGGCTAGATGGGCGCTTACCTCAGAAACAAGGGGCCAGAACAGTTGGGTTAATTTCCACAGGCTCGCTATTGACCCAAGTAAGCGTGCGGACTCGCTGCCAATTACGGAGCGTGAGTTCTCTGAGCAGAAGACGGCGTTGCTCCCCATAGAATACACGATGACCGGCGATCCTGTTATTGATGAAGAGATGCTCGACATAGCATCTCCCGATAAGGAAGCGAGGAACTTTCTTGCTAGCCGTTTTTCCAAAAAAGAAACGATGTTCGGAGTTCAGTTCGTTAATGAAGATGGTCTTGGTTTGGTTGGAGGGGTGCCAAGTGGAAGGGCCAGCACACCGGGGACAGCAAACCTTCGTTTTGCGATTATGGATCAGAACATTAGAGGGGAGGACAACAAGCCTATTGCTCTTGGCGAGACAAAAATAAATGTCAAGCTGGAGGATGGCGAATTAACTGAAGAGATAGAGGGCATTGTTGACATAGAAATAGAAGATGCCTACCGCAACACGGGCATCGGAAGCCGCGTAATCAACTCTTTGTTAGAGAATACCACTGACGGTCTGAACATCTACGATATTCAAGAAAGCGCATTGCCATATTGGCGGGACAAGCAGGGGACCTCAATTGTTGAAAGAAGTTCTGCTGAGGGTGACAACCTAATTGATGGATTTATTCCGAAAGGTGCGCCTGCGCCTAGTGTGGAAAGAACGGCGGCTTCTCCTGATAAAGAAGCGCGGCGCTTTGTTGACTTGCCTAAGGAAGCGCAGCGACTAGTCAGGACCACTGATGCTAACGGTAGGCAGACCGCTAGGTTCGGAACGATCCAGTACAAAGGGAACAATGTCCCTGTAGTTCTACACATGGGTACACCAGAAGACTCTGGTATGCGCCATGCGGATAAACATCTTCTTAATTTTGAGACGTTCACTCCGTATGAGTCTGTTCCCATAGCGCTGAAGTCTTTGATGACGGCATCGTTCAACCCTGAGCGGCAAGCCCCCCGTAAATCTCCTGCCCTTACATTTACAGAGGGTGGCGACAGGGGCCAAGCAGGCAAGTTTACCATTGAATGGCAGGACCCAGCATCTCGGTTCCCCATAAAGGCGGCATTTACATTACTGGAGCCAAACACAATCAGTGGGGTAGAGGTTCCTGTCTTTGCAATGGATACCATCTTTGTAAATACGGGTAGAGAAACTCCCGCTTATCAGGCAGCGGAAACCACGATCAGACGCGAAGGCGTGATAGAGCTAGATAAGATCTCACGCCCCGGCAAAGAGGCCGTGCTAGATGCAGTCGCTAACTTCAAGCAGAAATCAAAGAAAGAAAAGTTTGCTAGGCCCATATCGCAAGAGTTCTCCATCAAGTCCACGCCTACTGATATGGGTATCGACATGCCCTCAGGTATGGTCGCGCCTCAGCAGCATGAAACCTTGGGCGAAAAGGTTCTTACTAATCTTGGCATGGTTGGCGGCAGTCCTTTAGATAGCTTCGGAGATTTCTTTAAGTGGTTCCGCACAAACTTTGTAGATATGTGGGACCCAATCCGTCGCACTGAAGTTGGCCTGTCAGAGCAGGATGAAAAGAACCAGAATTTCCTGAGCGCATCTAGTTCAGCATGGGCGGCTATGCGAATGGCGCGTAGAGGAACTGCTGTTACAGCATACTCCCTGTCAAAAGGTGTGCCGACTTACCGTGACGGCTATACCTCGGTGAAGGATATACCGGAGGACGCCTTACAAACTAACATAGATGGCACAACAGAGGTCAGTCGAATAGCTGGAACCGATACGGGCTTGATCCCCATCATTGAGCCGCTGAGGAAAGGCAATCGTTTCGAGGCATTTCATCTGTATGCGATAGCCCGTAGGGCGGCGCGTCTTATTCGTGAAGGGCGGGAGCGTCTTCTCACTCAGGATCAGATTGCGCAGTATCTCGCCATGGGGAACAGCCGTGCTGAGATAGCGCAGATCATGGATGTTTCAGAGGCTGAGGTAGATACTCTCTTGGCTGGGCGTGATATTAAGTTCAATGATGATTTCTCTGATATCTTCCAAGATTATCAAGTATGGAACGGTTACTTCGTAGATTTCTTGGTAGACACAGGGGTTCTTACTAGAGAGAAAGCCGACATATGGAAAGAGTCTGCCGATTATATTCCGTTCTATCGCCAACTTGATCCGTCATACAAGGACACTGCTGGCGAAAGCCCCATGTTTGAAGGGCTAATGGCAAGCGCACCTCCCCCCGAACTAAAGGGAAAGGGGATGATATGGTCGATCATAGCAAAGGATGCGCAGGGCAACGAGACGATGCTGCCCACCACGTTCAATCAATCTGAAAAGAATGTAGCTGAGGCATACGCGCAGAAATACAAAGATGAAACAGGGATGGACGTAAGTGTAGTTCGCAAGGGCATGCCGATTGGCGGCTTCCTAGATACCCTTACAGAAAATGCTTTGTCTGCTGTTCAGACAGGCATGATGAACGTGGGTATGCAACGGACAATGCGGAACCTTGTTTTGGCAGATCCCCAGACAACCGTGAGAACGAAACCGGGGACGCCGGGTTCAGTTACATTCCACGTCAAGGGTGAGCCAATAACGCTATACGTGGGTGATCGTGCGCTTTATTCGTCTCTTAACAATTACCTTACCAATCAGAGGATCAACCCGTTTGTCAATTTCTTGGGGATGCCTGCTCGTTTTCTGAGGGAAATGATCACCCGATCACCAGACTTCATGGCGGCAAACATGCTAAGAGATTCGTTGTCAGCATGGGTAACTAGTGGTCGGGACACCAAAGCCTTGATAGGAACCATTGGTGGTTTCTCTCAGGCCCTACGTGGTAGCACTTCTGCTGATGCGCTGGCTGCGGCTGGTCTGATGACGGGGTTTGATTTTGGTGGAGACCCCACCAAGATGACCGATTTTATAAACAAAGAACTGCTTAAGTATAAGTATCCTTCAGCAGTGGGACGGTTTGCACGTAACCCATTGAAGGCCCTGTGGGATGCAACAGGTACAGCTTCCCGTGCTTCGGATGCAGCTACTCGTATTGCTGTGTATGAGAGAGTCCTTAAAGAAACAGGCGATGAAGCACAGGCTATCTTTGAGGCGCAGGAAGTTATCAACTTCTCAGCACGGGGGCAGTCAGCACTAATACAAAACCTTGCGGTGGTGGTGCCGTTCTTGAACGCTCGTATCCAAGGCTTGGATGTTCTGTATCGTTCTTCGATGGGGCGCAAAGGGTTTGCAGCGAGGCCTGAGTCCGACATCGTGAAGAGAAGGTTTATGTTCAGAGCCATGTTGGTTGCCATGAGTAGCGCAGCGTACTGGGCCATGGTTCACGATGATGAGGAATACATAAACCAAAACCCAGAGATCAAAGATAACTACTGGATAATTCCGTCGGCGTGGATACCCGGTTATGACGGACCACCCCTCAGGTTCCCGATACCGTTTGAGGTAGGGTTCTTGTTTAAGACCATACCTGAAAGGGTCATGGCTTTGTATTTTGGCAAGGATGTGCCTCGTGATATTGCGCAGACATTGCGGCGGGGTCTGGTGAATACGTTTGAGTTTAATCCAATCCCTCAAGCAGTGTTGCCGCCTCTTGAGGTGATAGCCAATTACAGTTTCTTTACAGGGCGCAAGATTGAAGGACAGTATCTTGAGGGACTGTTGCCGGGATACCGTTATAGCAGCAGGACCTCTGCTCTCGCTATGGAACTTGGTCAGATGTTTAATTATTCCCCTGTAAAAATTGATCATATGATTAACGGTTATGGCGGCACCTTGGGCACAGTAGTCATTGATACTGTAGATCAAGTTATGAGGGGAGCATCGGCTGATTTGGGAGAACGCCCCGCTAAACAACTTAGCGAGTACCCGTTTATTAAAAGATTTTTAGCAACGCCAGATGCACGAGGCCTTGTCACACAGTTCTACGAGTTGAGAAGAGAAGTTGGTCAGGCGGTTGATACCGTCAAAATGTTAGAGAAGGGCGAGCTTACGTTAGCAGAAGGCGCAAAGTTGGCAGATAAGAAAGTAAAACTGATTGCTATAGAAAATGTGGTAGAAGATATATCTAGCCTTCTTGTTAAATTGAGAAATGAGCGTAAGCGGATTCAAGAGTCGAACATAAGTGCTGAAGCGAAACGACAATTGATTGACGAGGTCACAGCTATGGAGCTTATGGCTGTTGAGTCTATCCCGGAACTAAGGCAAGAGGCGTTTCAGTAGGAACGCTCCCCTACAATAGGAGATAAGTATGTTAAGTTTGCTCGGGTCCCTATTGGGATTTGGTACTTCTTTCCTGCCAAAGGTTATGGATTTCTTCCAAGACCGTGCAGATAAGAAGCATGAACTAGCGGTAATGGAAGTTCAAATACGTCAGCAAAAAGAACTAGCTGATCAGAAGTTGGAGATGGTCAATGTGGAAGCAGATGTACGAGAGATGGAATCTCTTCACAAGTCTATGCAGCCTACCGGCGTGGCGTTTATCGACGGCCTTCGTGGTTCTGTTCGTCCTGTTATCACTTACGCTTTCTTCGGGCTGTTCATTTTTGTTGAAGTATCCGCTTATCTCGCACTCACTTCCCAAGGAGTATCTGGATTGGACGCGGCCAACGCTGTCTGGTCTGAAGAAACCTCAGCACTGTTTGCCGCCGTCATTAGTTTCTGGTTCGGCGGACGCGCCATCTCCCGCGCTAGAAAATGAGGATCAATGCGAAGGGGATGCAGATAATAAAGCTCTTTGAGGGCTTCCGCTCTGAGCCGTATCTGTGTTCCGCGATGGTTCCCACCATTGGGTTTGGTTCTACTTGGTCCTTTGATGGCAGTCGTGTCACCCTATCTCACCCGCCGATTGATGAGGCAGAGGCCGAGGAGCTACTTCTACGAGAGGTCCGTAAGTGTGAGAGAGCAGTAGACCGTCTGATCAAAGTTGAATTGAACCGCAACGAACACTCCGCTCTCCAAAGTTTTGTATATAATTTGGGCAGCGGGCGGCTACAGTCTAGTACCCTAAGATCCCTCTTGAACAGGGGCGCTCCCAAAGAAAAAGTTGCGGACGAGTTTCCGAAGTGGCGCAGAGCCGGGGGTAAAATATTACAGGGTCTAGTCAGAAGGCGAGCGGCAGAGAGGGCCTTGTTCCTGTACGAAGGAGAATGATATGGAAGTGGATGCAAGGCTAGGCATACAGGCAGCAATCATGTTAGCCACAATTGCTGGTGGGTATGCGGTTGTTAAGGCTCAGTTACAGCGCGTCATCTCTGATCTGGTTGATCACATAAAGAAGTTTGAGAAACATAAGTCAGCGTTCGATGCCCGACTTGATGATGCGGAGTCCCAGAGAAGTGTGTTCGCTAGTCAGATATCCACGCTCATTGATATCAATAGTGTGTCTGCATTGGAGCGCCGCAATAGAGAGATCGCTACGCTGCAAGCTGAGGTCAAAGTGTTGCAAGCTCAGATCCAACACTTAAATGATATACACAACTCAAAGCATCCAGAGACAAATAAGTAGGAGAATAGGAGGCTAGCATGGACCCCATCACAATAGCAGCCGCCATTGCAGCCACCAAAACACTAGTGAAATCGGCACGGGGTGTTCAAGAGATTGCGCACGGTATTGACGGACTGTTCCATGCCAAAGAGGAGCATGAAAAAAATAAAGACCACGAAGCTGGTAGCTCAATCGGCAGAAAGAATAAGTCAATTCTTCAAAAACGCGCTAAGGATGACGGCTCCGAAACTTCTATGTCTGCCAGTGCCGCAGCCATCATCGAACGCAAGCAATTGGATCAGCAGCTTGAGGACCTCAAAAATGAGATCAATCGTAAGTGGCCGAGCGCTCCTAACGAACCCTCCACTTGGGACCTCATTTTAAAAGAACGTGAGAAGAGGGTTGCTGCAAAGAAAGAACGCGAGAGGCTCGAAAAAATTGAGGCTGAGGAACGTGCGGAGCGGCGTAAAAAACTTTTGCTTGAGCTTGCCAAGGGTTTGATTGTTGCGGCCATTGCGGGGGGCATTGGTACGTTCCTCTACTGGGCCGCGCAGCACGGTGGCAGTGCCTAGCTGTCCAACTCTATTCGCCCCACACCACCACACTCTATACATATGACCTCGAACTCTTCGATGGAGGGGAAAGCAAACCTATCACCCGTGTGTGTCAGCC